AAGAAAATCTTCCTTGGCGGCGTACGTAAAAGCCGACATTCGAAGTGTCAAGGCTGCAGCGTTGGTGGTTATGACTCTCGGGTCATTTGGGGATGAATAAGCTTCGTTCTTGATGAAGCTCCGCAATTTATTCCTCGGTTCTACACCGATTAGATGCTCAATCTCATGAGTCCGTGCTCGTTGCATTGGCTTGTTCTGCAAATGCTTAACTTCCGCGATGGTGATGGGACGGCCTTGATGGATTTTGTTATCTGGTATCATAAGTTTGGCGAATTCACGACCATAATTTTGATACGCTAAGGGCATCTTAACATCATTGCGAGGTTTGTCAACTCGCCCCGTTATTGCTGCAACTTCCGCATTGTATGTTTGTGCGGGGAATACAGCTGGTTTTGTAACTAAGGGCGATGTTATGAGTTGACTTGGATCTTTAACTTCTTCATGAACGAGGGGACCAACTGGTTGGTAGTGTGTGGCTATTGAGGTAGTGGCCACCACATTGTTGGTCGTAACAACTTGACGCTTCAGAATTTCAAACAGCAGGCAGGAATCTATAGCCACATCTGTTTTATCACCACTGGTCTTATAAAGCATGAATTCGACATCTCCGGGTTTCTCAAGAACGTTGCTTGTACCCATTCTGATTTTAATGGCTTCAAGCATCTTGCGACGGATGCGAACTGATTCAATGCTTCCTTCGAGTGCGAGCGAAATTGAGTCGTCGAGTGTGCTATCAATAAAACTAACACCGTTGCTGTTGTAAGTCTTACGAACAAGCGGTTGTTGTGGTATATCATTGTAATAAGGATAGGGCACACTGGCGAATGGCAAAATGCTGATCACTCTGCGGTGAGGCGAACTTTTGAGTGCGTGTTGTGTCACGTGGAAACAAAGGAGATTCTTTCGTTTATCAACGACTGTGATAACGTCTCCCTTGTAATCCCATATCTTATGAGAGTATTCACTTCCACCAGATACTTTGTAATGAATTTTATCGTCCTTAAAGAAGTACTCAAATTCATCTTCGCGGTGTCCGGCTGATGTTGGTACGATGGTATAAATCAACATAGGTTTAAACATCATTAGATATGCGTTCATGTCAACGTGGAAGTCTACATCAGTGAAGATCAAGAGGCTGTTAGACTTTATCGGGTCGTCGCGCATTTCTTGTGCGAGATCTTTAGCCCAGAAAAAGTAGCGGCTACCTTCTTCAGCGTTCAACTGATCAGGGCCACTCATGCTAACAGTGTATGGATCGTATGCACATTGTTTAGCAAGTTCTTGCATGAACAATGTTACGGCTGTTCTTTCGCCGGCGCAGTTGGGGTGAGTGTGGCCATTTGAGGATCGCAGTAATGGAATATCGCGGATCTGATGATCAATCACGCGTCGCAAGTCCTCAGAGCGCACAATGCGGCTCTCAATTGCTTTAGATACTTTCCTGACACTTTTCTTGATGAATTCATAGTGTAGTTTTCGAGCAAAACGTTTAATTACTCCTGGTTTCTGGGGTGTTACTCGGAACTTCGAGTCACGCGTCTTATGGAACCATTTGCTAATCTTGTTGGTTGTTTTTGGAACATCATCTTGATTATTAATTACGTTTGTAG